TAGTCCATAGTAGTAATATTAAGACTGTTGCGATTATGATGCCAATCGCCCATAAAAATTCCAGTGTCACATCCTGCCTCCTTGGCTTTGGCAATATACCAATCTACAAAATCTTCACAGTCTTTATTGTGTACACTTGAGTTAGATTTTAGACCGAAGTGGATGTCGGTAAAACACGCTACTTTTTTGAATAAACTCATTCACTGCTTTCCTCATTACGTTTCATTGCGGCCGCATGTTCACCAGCACCAGTACGACTGTAGCTAGGATTCATACCATTTATTTCCAGAATATCATCGCGAATATTTTGATTACGTTTCTCAATATTAATAACCCTAACAAAACTATTAGTAACCGCGGCAGTAAAATATGCAAAAGGATTATCGGATTTCGATTCATCAAACTGTAGTCCTATTTGTGTAAGTTGTAGAATAGCTTGGCCTTTCATTTCGTCGTTGTAAGTATAACCACGAACGTTGCCGCGTGTAGCATAACGCTCACACAACTTAATCATCATACGGGCCAGTGTATTAGTAATAGATCCCGCATCTTTGTCAAAGTGCCCTTTTTCTAAATCACCCTTCCAGTGACTTTTACCAACGCAGACTAGTTCATCTTCATCGTTAAACTTCCAGTGTTGGAACGGAGGAAAGTTAACTTTATCGCGATGATCTGCAAGACTTTTAGGATTTTTCTTGCGTGTATTGTTTAACGGAATATGGTCGTAAGTCATGATTCTAAAGACTAAATCCGTCTTAGCGATCTTCTTATAGTCGATTTCACAGTCAGCTTGTTTGACTTTTTGCCCGTCTTTTTTGCGGGTAGCATAGTCTAAATCACCTATTCTTTTGGCTTGATTTCTTTTAGCTTCTGCTACTGTACGTATGTTTATTTTGTCCACACTCGGCAAAATAATATCATATTGATGATACTTTGGATCGGTAAAACTACAGTATGATGTCTTACTTCTGTGTATTTCTAACAACATATCTTTATTGTTTAGATAGTTAACTTTTGCGGTCATGGATCATTCCTATTTTAAGCTATTATAAACTACGCGGTTAATAAAGTCAAATAAATACTTGCCAATGGAGAAGAAATATGAGCCTTTTTGATACAGCACAAGGTATAACATCTAAGGTTGGAGCCGCAACAGCAACTTTTGGAGCACTTTCTGGTGCCGGAGCAGTTGTTAACAACCTTAAATCGGCTATCGATATAGGCAGTAGTACAGGCAGTTTAATGGAAGGCTTGCGAGCCGTTAACCTACCCGCTGCCGGTGAACTGATTGGCGGCGTTATGGCCGCAGTATCATTGTTTGACAGTGACACTAACAGTGATGATTGGCGTGTAAGATTAAGTATGCCCAGCTGGCCTGCATTTAGTTCTAGCCCAGTACTTAAACCGTTAAAAGAAACCGGTGGTTTAATATTTCCTTTTACTCCACAAATTAACATTAGTTCATCTGCCAAATATAGTGCAGTAAGTCCAACACATAATAACTTTGATTTCCAAGCCTATGAAAATAGTAGTCCCGGAAGTATTTCAATAGTTGCACCTTTTAACGTTGAAGATGCAAAACAGGCACTGTACTGGATTGCGGCAGTACACTATTTAAGATCTGCATCTAAAATGTTTACAGGTCGTGATAGCCTAGCAGGTAATCCTCCTCCAATCGTTACACTCAATGCCTATGGCAACTATGTGTTTAAAAATGTTCCAGTTGTTATCACAAACTTTAGTTGTACACTAGATGCACAATGCGATTATATTCCAACAGACGTAGTTGGTAGTGCGTTAGGTGTTGCAACCGGTATATTAGATAACGTTGGCGGACTTGCAAGTTCAATAGGTGGACTAGCAGGATCACTTGGCGGTATTGGTAGTGCTGTTAGCAGTATAACAAATACTATCAGTGACGTTACAAATTTAGCCGCCGGCGTAACTAGCCTACTAGGCGGATTAGGTATTGGCGGATCAACATCAGGCGGCCAAACTTATGTACCTACAAAGAGTTCATTCCAAGTTACATTACAACCAGCATACAGCAGAGCCAGTGCTAAAAACTTTAGTCTACAACAGTTTGTACAAGGCGGCTATATGTCAGGTAAACCAGGATTCATTTAATCTATATGGCAACATACTCTCAATCAAGTCCTTGGTTCAATACCAAGATGAATAAAAATTATTTAGAAGTGCTGTCTATTAGAACAATCAGTGCAGAAGCAGATGACTTTCTCTACACTATCGAAAGCCAATATACTAATAGACCTGATCTGTTGGCCCATGACCTTTACGGTGATGCCGGACTTTGGTGGGTGTTTATCCAACGAAATCTTGATGTAATTCAAGATCCTATTTTTGATTTTGTTCCGGGTGTAAAAATTTACATACCTAAGAAAAGTAAGTTAACTGCATTATTAGGAATATAACATGGCTGGATTTGATGTAATACCGGCAGTGACCAGCGCCGTAGAAAGTGCTAAAAATATTTTTCAAGCTGACGGACCTGCAAAAGGTTTAGCAGACTTAGGAACCTCCATTAAGGATAAACTTAGTGGAGCAGTAGATTCAATCACAAGTATCTTCAGCGGAAAAAATATAACACCACTGCCGTATCCTTTACCTCTTCAGAACATATTGCACAACTATGCAACCTATAACTATGTGTTTAGTATTGGTGTATTAAAACCCGAAGAGTATAACTTTCCTGATACAACATATAAAGCAGGTAAAATCCCTCAACTAATTTTAAAATCCGGAAACTCAAATCCAGATAATAGAGTTAAAACAGCCTACGGCAAGTTTGATTTTTTTATTGATAATGTTGTTATTGACGGATTCATCGGTAACGATAGATCAACAGGTAACACTAATGCTAACAATATATCTTTTCAAGTAACTGAACCATATAGCATGGGCTTGTTTATGATAGCAATGCAAACTGCCGCAGGCGATGCTGGTTATAAGAACTTTAGACAAGCTCCTTTTATTATGATTATTGAGTTTAGGGGCAATACTCAAACAGGTATAGCACAGAAAGTTCCTAACACAACCAAATATCTTCCTTTTAAACTCAGCGCCATATCAATGAAAGTTACAGGTAAAGGTAGTGTATATTCTTGTGAAGCAGTTCCTTACAACGAAAAAGCATTTAGTAAACAAGTATCAAACTTAAAAACTGATGCTAAGATTGTAGGAAAGACTGTGCAAGAAGTACTACAAACTGGTCCTGAAAGTTTACAAGTAGTAATGAATAATCATTATAAAGAACTAAAAGATAAAGGCGTAGTAACAGAACCAGATCAAATTTTAATACTATTTCCTGATGAAGTTGCTTCAGAAAGCGGCGGAGCATCGGGCGGAGATTCTGATAAAGAAAATGATGCGCCTGCTACGCAGTCAGACTCGGGCGGTGCTGATGGAGATTTATATAAAAAATTAGGTGTTTCTATCAGTGCAAAAAATAAGACATTGGTCCAAGATGAAAAAAAATGTAATCTTATTGGACAAGCAAAAATGGGTTACAGTAAAGAACGCAAGCCATCAACTCCCACAGCTAAATCCGATAAAGTATATAACAATACAACCAACGTCGATGTTCGTGGTAAAATGAGCATTGATCCAGAACTTAGTGAGTTTAAGTTTACCCAAGATACAAATATTATCAATGCAATAAATCAAGTTATTTTAGCCAGCGAGTTTGCAACTGAAGCAATGGATCCTAAAAATCTATCTCCGCAAGGATACCGGGGCTGGTGGAAAATACACACTCAAACATTTATTATAGCAACTGATGCTAACTTAAAATCTACAGGTACAGAACCAAAGTTATATGTATATCGTGTTGTACCTTATAAGGCACATGCTAGTAAAGGAGCCCCACCAAATGCGGCAATCCCAGGATTTGCTAAACTTAAAAAAGAAGCAGTCAAACAATATGATTACATTTATACAGGAAAGAATGTAGACATTTTAAACTTTACTATTGATATTGAAAATACTTTTCAAAGTATGATGTTAGCTGACCTTGGAAACAAAACTGCCGATGTTAAAACACAAGAAAAAGATTCTGCCAGCACAAAAGAAAAAGCTGATATTGCACCAGTTAAAGGTGTAACACCGTCAACAGCAGGTAAAGAAATCCCAACAGAAACTTCTTATAGTGCAGTTAAAACAAAATCAGATAATAAAGGCGGAGGCCCCTCAGAAACAAACAGTTCACGAGTTGCTAAACTTTTTCACGATGCATTAATCAATGCAAAAGACCTTGTAAACTTAGATATAGATATTGTTGGCGATCCGTATTACCTTACTAGCAGTGGTATGGGAAACTATGTTGCAGGTGAAACTGATCATGTAAATATCAATGCTGATGGAGATATTAACTATTATACCGGTGATGTTGATATCGTAGTTAACTTTAGAACACCGATCGACATTAATCAAACAACCGGATTGTATGATTTTGGAAAATCAGTAGAAGTACAACAGTTTAGCGGATTATATAAAGTTACCAATATTACTAGCACATTTAATAGAGGTAAGTTTTCGCAAAAGCTAACAGGGTTTAGACGCCAAGGCCAATCTGATTATAGAAATGCAACAACGGCCAGTGTGCCGACAGCAACACCGTCAACTAAATCAGCACCGACTGAATATGCAGAAATACAAGGACCACCACCGGGTGTTCAGGTGTTTGATGACGGATCAAGCATTCAAACAATGGATGATGGCTCAACACTAGTCACAGACAAAGACGGTAATATTAGTTCAACTCCGTCACCAGATTAAGGAATATATGGACGATAACTTAGAATCACGGCCAGCAGAAGACTCGATATCCGGATCTCCGGCAACATCAAGCGGCCCAATATTTGCCACTGTTAAGGGACACCTTGACCCTACCTACATGGGTCGTTTAACAGTTGAATATCTAAGACCAGGTTCTGGAAATAGTCTTACAGATACAGCAACAGCAACAGTTGATATGATAACTCCTTTCTATGGAGTTACTGGAGTTGACTACGTTGGTGAAGATCCTGATGACTATAATAACACACAAAAAAGTTATGGTATGTGGTTTGTACCACCTGATATTGGAACCACAGTGCTGGTTATTTTTGTTAATAATGATCCAAAGAAAGGTTATTGGTTAGGATGTGTGCCAGACCAGTTAATGAACTTCATGGTACCTGGCATTGCGGCAACGTCATATGTTGTTGAAGATTCTAAGACAGTTGAAGCCGATCGATTACCAGTTGCAGAGTTTAACAAAAAGATCAACGAAGAGTTTGGCGGTGATCCTACTAAGATTAAAAAACCACAACATCCGTTTGCTGAAGTATTAGATCAACAAGGCTTGCTTAAAGATGATGTTCGAGGAATAACAACCAGTAGCGCCAGAAGAGAAACTCCCAGTATGGTATTTGGTATTAGCACTCCCGGACCAGTCGACAAACAAACAGGCGCCAAAAAAGGTCCACGGGGAACTAAAGAATCATTATCACCAAATACGTTTGTAAGTCGTTTAGGCGGAACAACATTTGTAATGGATGACGGTGACGACAAGTTCTTGCGTAAAACACCTGCCAGTGAAGGACCACCAGAATATGCCAGTGTTGAAAACAACGAAACAGATGGCGATGTTACAATACCTCACAATGAGTTAGTGCGTATTAGAACAAGAACAGGCCATCAGATTTTGTTACACAATAGTGAAGACTTAATCTACATTGGCAATGCTCGCGGCACAACTTGGATCGAAATGACTAGTAACGGTAAGATTGATATCTATGCTCAAGACAGTATTAGCATACACACAGAAAATGACATCAACGTTACTGCTGATCGAGATATTAACTTTACAGCCGCAAATGATGTTAACATAAATGCTGGCAATAATATAAATCAACAAGCAGGCGCTGAATACAATGTAAAATCAGGCGGAGCTGCCAAGATTAATCCAGGCGGAAATTTTGTAGTATTGGCAGCAGGAACCGATATTGATGGCGGAAATATTAATTTAAACTCTGGTGGTGCAAGTGCGGCCAGTCCGGCACCTAAAGCAACAAGAATACCTCAAGCCGAGCCGTGGAGTGAACACGAGAATACAGATCCTACAAAGTTTACAGCAGATCAAACACAGGCAAAAGAATCACCTGAAGCGGCAGCAGAAGCTAAAGGAACATACTCAACAGCAACAGATACATTTGCTAAAGAGTTTGCGGCAGACCCCGAAGACCAAGAAGAAGAAGAAGGTGGACAAGAATTATGAGCTCAAACGCAAGTTTATATGACAAGATAGTTTTAAAATCGCCAGCAGTTGCTACACCAACTGCGGCCAAAACATATAAAGGGTTTAGTACGATTAGTACAGAATCCGAAAGTTTTCATTTATATGACCTAGCATTGATTCGACAAGATATTTTAAATCACTTTCATGTGCGGCAGGGCGAGCGGCTAATGCAACCTCGCTTTGGCACAATCATATGGGATGTCTTGTTTGAACCGTTAACTGAAGATCTAAAACAAGCAATAATCAGAAATGTTACTGATATTATCAACTATGATCCCCGTGTAAATGCTGAACAAGTAACGGTAACAACCTACGAAAGTGGCATACAAATAGAGTGCAGATTAATATACCAACCATATAATATATCACAGGCAATGCAGTTAAAGTTTGACCAGAACAACGGTTTACTAGCACAATAAGTACGCGGTTAATTTTCACCGATAAATACATTTATTAGGAACAAGTATGAGCTCAACCGATAGACAAAATAGACTGTTAGTAGCAGAAGACTGGAAGAAAATTTATCAAACCTTCCGCAATGCAGACTTTCAAAGTTATGACTTTGAAAATCTACGCCGCACTATGATCAGTTATATTCGTCAAAACTACCCAGAAGATTACAACGATTATATTGAATCAAGCGAATATCTAGCTCTAATCGACCTCATTGCGTTCTTAGGACAAAGTATAGCTTTCCGTGTTGATTTAAATGCTCGTGAAAACTTCTTAGAGCTAGCAGAACGTCGTGAGTCAGTACTACGTCTAGCACGTATGTTAAGCTATAATGCTAAACGTAACGTAGCTGCCAGCGGTTTATTAAAGTTTACTAATATACAAACATCACAAACAGTATTAGATAGCAACGGAAGAAATCTAGCAGGACAAGTTATTACTTGGAATGACCCTGCAAACCCCAACTGGTATGATCAGTTTATACGAGTAATAAATGCGGCTCTTCCGCAAACTCGTCAGTTTGGTAACCCAGACGACAAAGCATCAATATATGGCATTCCTACAGAGCAGTATAGAGTTAATGGCGCTAATACTAATATTCCAATCTTTGCTTTCAACAAGACTGTTGAAGGTCAAGGCATGAGTTTTGAAGTAGTTAGTACAGTATTTTCAGGCGAAGATTATATCTACGAAGAACCACCAAAAGTTGGTAATAAGCTGGCATTTATATATCGAGACGATGGCAAAGGAGCCGCTTCGGGAGCTAGCGGATTTTTCTTGCAGTTCAAACAAGGAACATTAAACACAGGCTCTTTTACAATCACACAGCCTAGTAACAATGAGTCAGTTGACATTGATGCAGTGAATATTAACAATGATGACGTATGGTTATATAAACTTGATCAAAATGGATCTGAGACAAGTTTATGGAATCAAGTTCCAAGTTTTGAAGGCAATAATATTATCTATAATAGCCTAAAGAAAAGCATTAGAAATATCTATGGCGCAGTAACACGAGCCGGAGACAGAATCAGTTTGGTATTTAGTGATGGCACATTTGGCGACTTACCACTTGGCACATTCAGAGCTTACTATCGTGTAAGCAATGGTTTTGCCTATACAATCAATCCTAGAGATTTACGCGGCATTACGATTAGCTTACCTTATTATTCTAATAAAGGCCAACTAGAAAGTTTAACAATAACTTTAGGATTACAAAGTTCAGTAGCAAATGCTAGTCCTACTGAAACTAACACTAGCATTAAAAACAATGCGCCTGCTACTTACTACACACAAAATAGAATGATAACAGGCGAGGACTATAACATTAGTCCTTTAAGTGTTAGCCAAGAAGTTTTAAAAGTTAAAGCAGTTAATAGAACTAGCTCAGGAATAAGTCGATATTTTGATCTAGTAGATCCAACAGGCAAATATAGTTCAACAAACTTATTTTCTGATGATGGTATTTTGTATCAAGAAGAGTTTACTGATAGTATAAGATTTTCTTATGCTAATAAAACAGATATTGAAGGCATTATATACAATAAAATATTTGACATCTTAGCAAAGCCTAGTTTAAGAAACTATTATTATAATAAGTTTGTTAAGGTAACTACGTCAAGTCTTAATATTTCTTGGTATAACGCCACATCGGATACCGGTGTGTCAACTGGTTTTATTGGTGATGCTTACGATAGAACAGTTTATAAAGTTGGCGCCTATACTGCAAACGATTTAAAATATGTTGAAGTCGGTTCTCTTGTAAAGTTTGTAGCACCAGACGGCTATTATTTTAATACAAAAGATAATAATGCTATTGTGGCAGCACCAGTTGGTGCAATACCCCTAGGGTATAAAACTTACCTATGGGCAGAAGTTATTTCTATTTCGGGTGACGGTACAGCCAACGGCACCGGGCTGTTATCTACAGGATATGGTCCAATAGCATTGAATGATATTGTCCAAGAAGGATCTCTTATTTCTAAGATCATTCCTAAATGGAGAACTGTTATTGACAGTTCAGTCATTACTACAATGATTGATTTAATATTTGCAAATAAACCATTTGGATTAAGATATGACACTTCATCTAAATCATGGCAAATTATATTTGAATCAAACTTAGATTCATTTAACTCGTTTACATTAGGTAAACAAGGCGACATTAGTAATCAACAACTAGATTCTAGTTGGCTATTGTTGTTTACAACTGACAATGAGTTTTATACAGTTACCAGCAGAGAGCTACAATACATTTTTGAAAGTGATGCTAACATTAGATTTTATTTTGATAAATCACATAAAATTTATAACAGCAAAACAAACACATTGGTTAAAGATAACGTTAAACTATTAAGCATTAACACAGTACCTGATTCTACAACAGCGTTTACCTACGACTTAAACTGGGATGTGGTTTCTGAATATGTTGGCTTAGATGGGTATGTTGACACTAAAAAAATATTGATTACCTTTGCAGATTCTAACGACAACGGTGTAGTTGATGACCCTGATCAGTTTACTAATGTTGTACAGCCAACAGTAAATCCTTTATCAAAATATGTTGTCTTGCAAAGATATACAATAGAAGCAGGACAAGAAGATTACAAATATGTATCAAATGACCCGTTAACTGGCTCAGTTATCATATTAACTGCCGAGTCTGAGATTCAAGATTTTAGTCAGTATAGTGATGGACAATATTTTTATTTTACCAGCACTGGCATTGTTAAAAAATTCACAGCAAGCACAACAACGTTAACGTCGTCTCTTGCATATAAAGTGTTTGTTGGTAGAGATAATCTTAAGTTTCAGTACATACATAGTGCCGATTACGAATCTCGTATAGATCCAGGCTCAAGTAATATTGTAGATATCTTTATCTTATCAAGAAGCTATGACACAAAATATAGACAATGGATTGCAGGATCTATTTTAACTGAACCATTACCTCCTAGCTCTGATGAACTTTATAACATTGTATCTTCATCGTTAAATCAAATCAAATCTATCAGTGATGAAATCATTTACCACCCTGTAAAATACAAGGCATTGTTTGGTGCAAATGCCCCAGCTGATGTACAGGCAACATTTAAAGTTATTAAAAATGCTTCACAAGTTATTTCTGACAACGATGTAAAATCAAAAGTGTTAAGAGCAATAAATCAATTCTTCATTTTAGAAAACTGGGATTTTGGAGATACTTTCTATTTCTCCGAACTGTCAACGTATGTAATGAATCAACTAGCACCAAATATAACTAACTTTGTTATTGTTCCTAAACAGAGCAATCTTACATTTGGTAGTTTATACGAAATCAAAGCATCTTCAGACGAGCTGTTTATAAATGCAGCCACAGTAGATGATATTGAAATTATTTCAGGAATAACTGCTAGTGCTATTAAAACAACAACTGCAACGGCCCTTGTATCAAATGCAATCGGCCAACAAACAATAACAAGTAGATAACGGAATAACAATGGTCGATAAAACTAATCCTACTGAAAATAATATTTCAAACTTTTTACCTCGATACTACCGTTCCGACGCAAACAAAAAGTTTTTACAAGCTACTGTTGAGCAGTTAGTAAAACCTGGCAAGGTTAAAAAAGTTAATGGATACTTAGGTCGTCGAAATGCAAAAGCAAGCACCGGCAATGATATCTTTGTGGCATCTCCTACTCAGGTAAGAGAACAGTACCAGCTTGAGCCAAGTATTACTATCAACGATAAGTTTGGAACTACTGAGTTTTTTAAAGACTATCAAGACTACATTAACCAACTAGGCGTGTTTGGATCAAATACCGGCAACCATAGCCGATTAAACAAGCAAGAGTTTTATTCATGGAATCCTCATATTGACTGGGACAAGTTTGTTAACTTTCAACAGTATTACTGGCTACCATACGGTCCTGAAAGCATTAAAATTTATGGACAACAACGTGCCATAACTAGTACATATTCTGTCAAGTGGGAATCAGAGTTAGGCAGTAAAGAATATATTTTTACACCTAACGGTGTATCTAGAAACCCAACCATTAAGCTATTTAGAGGACAGACTTATCACTTTGACATTAATAGTCCCGGTGAGCCGTTTAGTCTTAAGTTTGCTAGATCACCTAGTAAGTTAGATCGTTATGTTGCGCATCAAGCAGTTAGCGACTTTGCAGTTGAAGTTGGCACAGTAACATTTACAGTACCTGATGATTGTCCAGATGTATTATTTTATGTAAGTGAAAATGATATTAATCTTGGAGGCGTTATCGAAGTATTTGATATAAAAGATAATACTGAAATTGATGTTGAAGCAGATATTGTAGGAAAGAAAACATATAAACTGCCAACAGGACTACACCTAAGTAATGGTATGAAAGTTCAGTTTGGCGGCAATGTTGTTCCAGAAATATATGCCACCGGGGCTTTTTATGTTGAGGGAGTCGGTTCAGAAATTAAACTAATACCAGAAGCGGCATTGGAGTTAATATACCCTTATACTGATGAAGTTTCAGTACTGTTTGATGACGGACAGTTCGATAATCTTCCATTTGGTAGTGCAACTGCCTACGCAGGAAAGCTAGACTACATTGTTATAAATCGAGGAAGCAGAGATAAAAATCCTTGGTCTCGTTACAACAGATGGTTCCATCAAGATGTTATTAATGCCGGCGCCAAATACAATGGATCTATAGCATCTCTTGATCAAAACACTCGAGCAGTAAGACCAATCATTGAGTTTGAAGCTGACTTAAAGTTATTCAACTTTGGTCTTGAAGCAGGCCCAGATGTTGACTTGCTAGACGACTTTACACAAGATGTATTTTCAACGATTGAAGGCAGCATTGGTTATAGTGTTGATGGTATTCCGTTAGTCGAAGGGCATAAAGTATTATTCACTGCCGACACTGATCAACGTGTAGTAGGAAAAACTTACCGTGTAACTTTTATAACAGTTCAAGATAGTATTAAAGAAACTAGATCTCGACAAATTCATCTAGTACCTATTAGCGAACCAGCAAAAGATCAAGTTGTTGTAGTAAAACAAGGACAACTACACCAAGGAACAATGTATTGGTATACAGGTACAGTATGGAAATCAGCACAAAATAAAACTAGCCTTAATCAAACACCATTGTTTGATGTAGTCGATTCTGAAGGTTATAGTTTTGGAGATACATCAGTATATGATGGTTCTACTTTTGAAGGTACTAAACTATTTTCATACAAAGAAGGAACAGGCACTATTGATGCAAACTTAGGTTTTGCTCTATCCTATAAAAATATTAATAATACAGGCGATATCGTTTTTAACTTTAATGCTATTACTGATACGTTTCAATATAAATCTATTGAAAAGATTTTACAAAAAAATATCAGTGTAGGATATTTTGTAAAATCATTGACTAACAATCAAATAGCATATCTTAACGGTTGGCAAGTTAGTACCGTAACAAACTATCAACCTGCTATTAGAATTTATAAAAACTCTAATAAAGTAAACAACTTTGATTTAGATATATTTGACAATAAATCAAACTTAACTGACCTTGAAGTTAGAATCTATATTAACGGCATACGACTAGATAAAACTCAGTGGTCAATCGTTGACGGTGCAGTTTACAAAAAAATAATCCTTAATACTGATATTGCACTAACAGACGTACTTACTATTAAAGCATTTGCGTTGCAACCTATTAATCAAAACGGCTATTATGAAGTTCCAATAAACTTACAAAATAATCCGTTGAACAATACAATGGGTGATTTTACACTAGGTGAAGTAATCGATCATGTTAATTCAATAGTAGATAACTGTCAGCTCTTTTCAGGTAGTTTCCCTGGAAGAAATAATCTAAGAGATATTGGTAATCTTTCAGCCTTGGGTACTAAGTTTGTACAACATAGCGGTCCTTTTAGCTTGTCTATGTATCATGTTACTTCCACTAATAACAACATTGTTAAGGCCATAGAAGAAGCAAGAGAAAAATACGGACAGTTTAAACGTACTTTTATAACAGTAGCACAAACTATTGGTGTTGATACAGATACTAAATCATTTGTAGATCTTATACTGCAAGAAATTAACAAAGACAAGCCAAAAACAGCGCCATATTATTTTAGCGATTTGGTACCTTACGGCTCTGCAAGCCGTAATGACTTTACAGTAATCGATTATAGGATTTTAACTTATCCCTTATCAGCATTATTTGATGTAAACTATTTGTCAAATAAAGCAGTTGGTGTGTACTTAAACTCTGTACAGTTAATATACGGTATTGATTATGTATTTGATAGTCAAGGATTTGTAAAGATAATAGCACAACTAACTACTGGTGATACAGTAACGATTTATGAATACGACAATACTGACGGGTGTTTCGTACCACCAACACCGACAAAACTAGGCATCTGGCCAAAGTTTGAACCAAAAATCTATATTGATACGACCTTAGTGACTCCACGAAAAATGATTCAAGGGCATGATGGCAGTCAAGTATTAGCATATAGCGATCCAGACCAACCAAATGACTATCGAGATGAGTTGTTATTAGAACTAGAAAAAAGAATTTTTAATAATATTAAAGTTGAGTATGATCCTGCAATATTCGACATACTTGATGTAGTACCAGGCTATAATAGATCAAATGACTATTCTCTTGATGAGTTTAACGAAGTATTGGCTCCAAGTTTTTACAAGTGGACAAGTTTAATAGATAAAGATTTTACAAAACCTTTAAGTTTTGATAGGAACAATCCGTTAACATTTAACTATAGGGGCCATAGCGCACCTGATGGCAGAGAAACACCGGGCTATTGGAGAGGAATATATCGTTGGTTATTAGATACTGACAGACCAAATATTTGTCCATGGGAAATGTTAGGGTTTAGTATTGAACCCGCTTGGTGGCAATCTGTATATGGTCCTGCACCATATACAAGCGATAACAAAATTTTATGGAATGATCTTTCAGAAGGTATTATTAGAGAACCTAATCAGCCGATTGTTCGAAACACAAAATGTGTTCGACCTTTCTTGAAAGACTCAATACCAGTTGATGAATTTGGAAATATACAGAGTCCATTGTTATCTAATCTAGCAACAGGAATCATTACAGCGTCGACTAACGGAGACTATGTCTTTGGTGATGTGAGTCCTATAGAAGCCGCCTGGAGACGTAGCAGTTATTTTCCGTTTAGTATATTACTAGCATCAATGCTACTAACACCGGCAAAAACTTTTGGATCATTAATCGATCGTTCAAGAATCGTTAGAAACTTAACAGGTCAACTAATTTACAAAGATACAGGCTTGCGTGTTCGTCCCCAAGACGTGGTGTTACCAAACATTTATTCTAGCTCAACACGAACACAAACAGCCGGTATTATAAACTATCTTGTTGATTACATCCTCAGCGACAACTTAAAATCTTACGATCAATATGTTTACGATTTAGAAAACATTGATTTTAAAATAAGTTATCGTATTGGCGGATTTACTAGTAAAGAAAAATTTAATCTTTTATTAGACAGTAAAAATCCAACAGCAGTTGGTGGAGTATTTGTACCTCAAGAAAACTACAACATAATATTAAACAGCTCAAGTCCTGTTAAGAAAATCACCTATAGCGGTGTGATTATAACAAAACTCCAAGACGGCTACGAAGTAAAAGGTTACAGTAAGATCCAACCCTATTTTAAATATTATGCTTGGACGCAGTCTGGAAGTACATTCAATGTCGGCGGAATATCTGAAACGTTTGTAACATGGCAAGCAAACGAAAGATACGTGTTAGGAAAAATTGTAAAATATAATACACAATTTTATAGAACAACAGCAACACATATTTCCAACGATACATTTAATGCAGATGCATTCCAAAAACTTCCATCCTTGCCAGTTATTGGTGGTCAAAATGCAATCTTAAGAAAACGTTGGGATCGAACAGAAGAAATTGTTGTACCTTACGGAACTAAATTTAGAGATGTACAATCAGTTGTTGATTTCTTATTAGGCTACGGTGAATGGTTAAAAGATCAAGGATTTGTATTTGATGATTTTAATAATGCTCTTGCACAAATTTCAAACTGGGAAACTAGTGCAAAAGAGTTTATGTTCTGGACTACACAAAACTGGTCAAGCGGACAAGACAAGTGGGCCGATTGGGATCCTGATAATGCAGTACCTTACGGATCTATTGTTAGATACAATGGTGATTATTACAGAGCATTAAGAGGTCTTGCGGCAAATCCAATCTTCCATGAAGAATACTATACCAAACTTGACGGACTAAGCACAGTCGGTAGTAGCGTTATTTCTTTAAGTCCGTCTGCTGGTAAAATTACCATCACAACAGACTACACTGTGGTAGATGATATTTTAAATCTATTCAACGGTTATGAAATATTTGGTGTGGATGGAACAAAAATTGAACCAAACTTTTTAGATTCTTATAGAAAAGATAATCTAACTAGCTATACACCTCGCGGTGATATTGGTGTATTCGGCGCAACATTCTTTTTAGTACAAAAAGAACATGTGTTAATATTAGATAATACAACATTATTTAATGATACAATCTATAATCCAGAAAGCGGCTATAGACAAGAAAGAATAAAAACATCAAGCTATGTAAGTACCGAATGGTACGGCGGATTTGATGTTCCTGGATTTATATTTGATCAAGCAAAAACACAAGAATGGTCGGCTTGGACTGACTATGCATTAGGCGATATTGTAAAATATAAAGAGTTTTTCTATAGCGCCAACTCTTCTGTTGTAGGAACTAG